GCAAGTAGTGCCTCTTGAGCATGTTTTTCAGACATGGTGGCTATCTCGTGTGCGAGTTTTGCTTTTTGATCTGCGTCTGGAATAAATTTATCTAAAAGGCCAGTAACTGGACCTATAAGTGCTTGTAACATTGCTACCTCCTAATAAACCTTAACTTTTTTATCATCAAGACTTGGTATAAGTTTACACATACATTTATAATTTTCAACTTTTATTGGTACATCTATTTTTTGATTACTTAATTTTTCAGAATAATAAAGACAATCATTAATGTTTTTAAAGTATATACCTCCGTTAAAATTATCATTTAAATAACACATAAGCATAAAAACAGTCATTTTTTTCTAGAGCGTTTTAAAGATTCCTTTGCAGATTTTGCTATTCTTACAACCTCTGCTTTTTTCATTACCTTTGCTCTTTGCTCCATGACTGTAAGAATTTGTATCTTTCTCGCATAAGGTTTATTGATTTTTTTAACTTTTGCAACTGTGGCTCTTGCGTCTGCTGGTGTTGCAAACTTAATTCTAACTGTGTCCTTTGGGTTTTCATCTGTGTATAAGCGTCTACCTGAACCTTTTGGTTTTTTACCTATTCCAACTTTAGGATCTTTACTTTTTCTCTTGGGTGCCATAATTATCTACCTTATGTTCGTGTCCCATCCAAATGCCGAAAACGCCTGTCATAACGCCCATCACGACAGAAACGAAAGCGGATTGACTAGCAGTTGGTGAATCCAAGCCCATGAACCACTCTGCACATCTCCATGACATAACTGTACTAGCTAACATCATAAATCTTGGTAATATTTTTAGTTTTATTATAGTTTCTGCGTTCATTGCATTAATAACTCATTTAAACCAAAACCCTCTAATAAAATAAGGGTAAAAAATAATAATAAAATACCACCAGCTATAAGCTTACCAGAAAAATTTGTAGAGCCAATCTTTATTGCTACAAATTCATTACTAAGTATTCTTAAAGACAACTCAAAACTATTTTCATCAATCTTGACGTTTATTGGTTTTTTCTTTACCTCTGTCATTATTTTCCTTTTACTGCACTGTTTAAAGAATCAATGATATCGTCGATATTCGGCTCTTTTTGCCAAGGATTATACACACATTTAAATTTTTTAGGACACCAACTTTCTATCATCATCTCGTATGTTTTATTGCCTCCTATATAAATACACGCCATCATACCACTTTTAGATTTAATTCTTTTGGCAAGTCTGCAAGTCGTATATTTTTTTTTTTAATTTTACCCTGATGTATTTTTTGTTGTCTAGTATAATCCTTTGGTTTGTAAATATAACCTTCTGTCATATGTAAATAATTTTCTGCTCTTGATTCTTTAATCCATATACTTGCAACTAAAACAGCAAACCCACCCACAATACTTACAACTATTAGCCAAGCAATACCCTCACCTATTTGTCTTCGAAGTTGTTGTTGTTTGTAAACTGTTTCTTGACGTTGTTTTCTTATCTGACCTTCCATTTTAAGCAAATCATCATAAGCTTGTGGACCATACGTCATGTTCAAAAACATCTTGAGTTCATATCTTTGTTCTTCAAGTTTCTTCTTGGCTGCATAAGCAGCGAGAGCTGCTTCCTCAATTGATCCAGCTTTAAACAACTTGCCAAACAGGGGAGGATTCTTAGCTTGTTTTTCAGCGTTGTCAACATCTGACACAGCTCCCATCCATCTACCGATATCTCCTGACATTTGCTCAATATCTCGACCTACCGAAAATCCTTTTTTTATCGCATCAAATGCTTTTGATGCAACCCCAACGGCCAATGATATTGTTGCTGGATCTATCGCATAACTCCATTAAAATATGCCCTGAAACCTCTGTGGTTTGGCTATAGGTGAAAACTTTTTGATCATACCACCACTACTCTTTCTTTGTGGCTTTTTTGGACTTTTTTTTCGGCTTGTTGATTTTGGCTTTGATTTGCCCGCTTTCGACAACGCTATCGCTACTGCTTGTTTCTGCGGATACTTCTCTTTCCTCAACTTGCGTATGTTCTTGCTGATTGTCTTTTGGCTCGACCCTTTCTTCAACGGCATTTACAACTCCTTCTTTTGCAAGTCTTCTTTGTCTTTTCTTTTGTTTTTCAACTTCCCAAATTTTTTCTCTTATTGAACTAACCATAATTTATCCTTTCATAGCTTTCATTGCAGCAATATCTCTAGTTGTTTGATCTCTTTGATTAGCTAACTCTTCTTGCTGATCTAATCTTTGTTGGTCTAATAATGCGTCATTGCTTTCTTTTTCTCTTTCAAAAGATTGTTTTTTATCAAATTGATCTTGCTTTTGTGCAATCTCTTGACCCCTTAATGCTAACTCTTGTTTTCTAATTGTTACAAGCGGGTCTTCGCTTGGAGGTGGTGTTAACGCTTGTGCGTATTGCTCTTGTATTTCAGCTGCCAACTCTGCACTTCTTGATGCTATTTGATCTTGCATAGCTTTCATGGCGTTAGGATCTTGTTGCATCATTGCTTGTTGCTCTGGTGGCACTTGTGCTAAAACTTCTTGTTGTGCTTGTAATTCAGACATCATTGCAATGTGTTCAGAGATATGTCCTTGCAAGGTCATAATTATAGCAGCATTGGCTTGTGCAACTGGTGTGCTTATCATTGCTAAGTGGGCAGTGATATGTGCTTGATGATTTTGTTCTGGAAAAGCGTTCAACGAACCACCTTTTAACGCCTCTTGATTTTCTTTTGCAGGATTCATAGGCATTGGTTGTGGAGGTGGTTGTAATATTGCATCGATGTTATTTACACCTAAAGCCTCATACATTTTTCTATATGCTTGATACATACCATTAGGTCCATGTATATCTGGATTACTCTGTGCCAATTGTAATTGTGTTTGTGCTAACGCAATACGTTGCGACATGGAAAAGATATTAGGATCAGAAACTGGTAATATATCTATTCTTTCATCAAAGTCTGTTTGTTTAATTTCAGGTGGTGCTCCCGGAACTTGATATGGGTACATGGGTACATCCATAGCAAATATACGAGCTAATAGTTTAAACTCTATTTTTTGTGAATAATGCAGACGCTTATGTATGGCAGACATAACCTTTGTGCCACGCTCCATTATAGCCATTGTCGTGCCAACTGGTGCATTGCCTTGCATCTCACCAACTTTCATATCGGCCATAGAAGCAAAGCGTCTACCAGAATCTATTAATGTTCCAAGTAAAGAATACAAGGTCTGAGATGGCTCCTTAAATGGTAAAGGCATAATTGCTTGACGCAAATCCATACCAACCATATCTACATCTCTGAACTCGCCAGGATTTAGTGGAGACTCGTCATCTCTGATCCTTGCACCTCTTGCTTTAAATCCTGCAGGTAAGTTTGATAATGTACCTGCGTCTATCAGTTGTCTAAGTATTGAAGTAGAAGCTCTTGATAAGCCACCTATCATATGAGTAAGACCAAAGCCATAAAACCCAAGACCAGGTAAGAACTTATAATGAACAAAATAAGGGATCTTCCTACGGAACGGATCACCTTCATTGAAATTCCTTTTGATTGATAATATTTCACCAGATTTCTCCACTATAGTAACAACATAGGGCATCTTTAATCCAGTGGGTTCTCCGTCTTGACCAATATCTTCAAAGCCAATTAAATCTAAATCTGTGTGAACTTCATATAATGTTATCTCTTCGTTGTAACTAGAACCTTTTTCTACGCCTTGTATGTCGTCAATTGTTTCCTTGACCTCATCATAACTTGATCCTCCACTATCAGATGAGGGTAAATCTATATCCTTATAAAACCCTTGTAGTTGTAATTTTCTAATCTCATTTTTATCCATACGGACAACGTGAGTAATGCGTGTAGATGTTTTTAAGTCTGTTGCATTGTAAGGTACAATTAAATCCTCTGCATGAACAAATTTAGAAACAGCTCTTTGCATTGAAGGGTCAAAGTAAATTTTTTTAAATGCTGAACCTACAATCGGAAGATAAAATAACATCTGATCTAATTCAGGATCATACTCTTCCATTTCATAAGTTATTTGATAATTCATATAATTTTTAATACGCTCTGCTTGTGCAAGTAACTCTGGGTTTTCTGCACCTACAATATGTGTTCTTACAGGTCCACTTGCTGGTAACATTTCTCTATATGCTTGTGCTTGAAACTGTGTAACGCTTTCTGCTAATAATGGATGAACTACTCCAGATGCACCTTCAAAAGGCTCTGCCCTATCTTCATAGTTCATGCCTAGTAATTCTAAACCACCTTTGTACTGGTCTTCCCAATCTCTTCTTGATGAAATGTCTTCTTCTATGTCTCCAACAAGATCACTGGATATAACTCCAAGCTCACTGTCATCAATATAATCTGCTAAGTTAGCGTTAAAAGGTACTGGCATAGATGCTTCAAGTTGTTCCTGCATCTCACCTATGATTGCAGAACCATCCTCTAGTTCTGTAACCCCTGGAGTGATTTCAGTTTCAGTTACTGAAACTTGCATACCTTGTGGTAAGTCAACACTCTCTATACCATTTACCTTTTCAATAGCCATGATTATCTAAGTTTAAACTTCCCACCTGCTCGTGCAGCACCCATACCTCTACAGACACCACCACCAGAGCCCATTTTTACAGGTCCACCTGCTTTAAATTTTTTTGCTAATCTTGGGTTCATCTTTTGTTGGACATCTTCTGGTAATTTAGAGAAACCTTTGAATTTAGCTGGTACAACTCCACCATCTTCCATTCTTCTAGCACCCATCATTTGGCTTACCATGCGTCTGTCAGCGTCAGAGATCATTCTGCCACCCTCTCCTAACATAGCACCTACCATTGCTCTGTCTCTGTCAGAAATCATATTACCAAAATTAGGATTAGGTGTTCTTCTGACAATCATAGTTTTGCCACCTATGTTTCTAAGAGTTTCACCTTTTCTTACTGTGCCTTGAAATGGCTCGATTGTTTCGATAAATTCTTCTACTGCATCATCTAGTTTGTTCATGGCTCTCATAGTTTTTGGTGTTTTTCCTCCTGCCATACCACCTCTTTGCATTTTAGTAGCATCTTCTTTTTTAACCTTTTCAATGGCTTCCATAAGTCCACCATCTTTTTTGTTTGGTATGAATTTAATACCACCCTCTGGTTGGACTGCTATTGTGCCATCTTTCAATCTTTTCTTGCCAGTTTGTCTAATCTTACCATCTTTATCAACTTTGATTATAGGTCTAACTGAACCACCATCTTTCATGCCTTTTATTTTAGGCTCTAATTTTCTCATTTTATTTCTTATTCGTTCTTTTTTACCCATAATTTTTCTAGAAGTTGTAGGTCCTTCTGATAAAGGATCATCAATTAATTTAAATAATCTTTTTTCTAATTTTAAAAATTTATCAAAATCTGCTGACACATTACTCTCCTGTTTCTGGATTAATCATTGTTGATTTAGTCATATTAAAAACCTCGCCTCCGCCAGCCATCTGTATTGTCTTTTGTTGAACACTAAACGGATCTTTCTTAAGGTTAGGTGTTATGTCAAAAGTTTGTGGCTTTGTACTAACCTTACTTACTTTTGCAGATTTTTTCAATTTTTTTATCATGGCGGCATCTTTCTTCTTCTGTTTATCAACAGTTTTAATGCCAGTTTTTCCTTGTCCAAAGTCACTAATCATCTTGGCTAAACCCTTCAATGGGTCAGCTTCACCACCTTTTTTAAGAAGTTTTAACTGCTTCATTTTAGTTGTATCAATAACCTTAATCTTTGGAGTTTGTTTCTGTTTCATTGGTGGCATTCGCTTTCCAAAATACTTGCCAGGAACTGGTTGCCCTCGTTCCTCTAACTCTCTGTAAGCTCGTCTTCTATCTGCTTCGTCTGACATTAGTAATACTCCATCTTTCTTCTGTAAGCGGGTTCAAACTCTTCATCGTCTGGTGCAGTTATAAAACCACCTTGTCTGAATCTTAGTATAGCCTGTGTCATCGAATCTGCCAAGTCATCATGATCACCATGTGGAAAACTAGCACACTCCTCAACAACTTCCTCTGCAAAATTAGCATCAGGTCTCCACACCATGCCACTCTCAAAGACTGGAGCACAAGCGTTCATACGAGCAAATTTATCTGCACCTTTACTTGGTGTAAATGGCGTAACTGGCACACCCATACGTCTTAACTCTTGTGTTAACGGAGTACCACTTGCTTTCTGTTCAATCAATATCATGTCAGGATCATATGCTTCGCACAGTTCTTGTGCTTTAAGTTTAAGTTCTGGGAAATCCCATCTGCCTTTCTCGGCATCAAGCAAGATGATGGCATCTCCTTCTCCTTCGATGGGAGTAAAAATACCCCAAGTAGTAATAGCACTATAATCAGAACGCTCATTTTTTGTAAACGCTGTGTCGTAGGATTGTATGATGTATGAACAGGCAGGTGGGTCACTACGATTCCAAACATTCCACCACTCCCTTTTTATTATTGCACCCTCTTCAGCAGTGGGGTTTTGCATATATTGTGCGTTCCACTTACTGACGGGGATTGAGGCTTTAACACCTTCTAACTCTTCTCTGCTCCAATATTCTGGCCACAATACATTATTAGTGTCAGGAAATATAGCAGGAAACTCCACGACATCCCACTTATCGGCACCCCCTTGTGCCTGTTTCTGTAATACCCTTGCAGTCAAATCCTTAATACCCCAACGTGTCATCACGATAATAATAGATCCACCTGGCTGTAATCTTTGTCTAGGTCCTGACGTATACCAATCGTAAATGCTATCAAGTGCAGTGGGACTCAACGCATCTTGTTCTGATACGGGATCATCAATAATCAACAAGTCGGCACCACGACCAGCTAATGCACCACCTACACCAACTGCGTAGTACTCACCACCCTTGTTCGTTGACCATCTACCAGATGCCTTGGCATCGGCAGCTAACTTTA